TCGCGACTTGAATAGCGTTGAAATGGTTCCACTGCTCACGTGTGCGACTGGCATAATGAAATGAATCTATTATATTATAATAACAATTCTTTATTATTCAATTTTATAACTTAATTGATAATGTTTTTACACCGTCTATACCAGCAGCGACTGTGCCACTGTTTTGGTCTGTCCCGGTTCCCCCTCTCTGTTGCTGCTGTTGCGCTGCGCTTGACGTCTGTTGCTGCTGTTGTAAAGTAAGACCACCACCGGCTTGTTGTTGAACTGGCATCATTCCGGCCATTGGCATTGTTGCGACAACGGGTATATTCATAGTTGGTATACTCATACCACTGCCACTGCCACTGCCACTGCCACTGCCACTGCCACCGGCACCGCCACCGGCACCGCCAGTGATTGAACCGATACTAGACATTCCGGTTGTAGGCCCATACCGCGAAGTAATATAGCTCTCAAGAACACCGGTTGGTATTTGTGGAATAAATCTGTTTCGGGATTTGCCTCCTTCTTGAAATATGGACGAGTATGCAGGCGAAGGTGGTGCGCGCGGTGAATAGTCGCTTTCTGGAATATTCTCGTCATCATTGCCATATTTATCAAGCATCTTTGCATTAAATGATGCGACTGCTCCACGCACACGACGTGCACCTTCTTCCGGGCCCTCTTCTTCTTGACCGGCCATTGGTGAAGAACTTGTATATCCAGGACTTTGGGGAACATAATCCGGGTCACCTTCCATCTCTCGGCGTATCGCATCCAATTTAACGCGTTCATCCGTAAGCCGCGTCATTTGAACCTTAAGACGTTCCTCTTCTGCAACGTTTCCTTCGCGCTTTGCGCGACCAATTTCAGCAGAAACACGTTCTGTTTCCTTTGTATTGGTTTCCAGATTTCGCACATTCTCGGCCATCGCCACATTTTCCGCTTCAATACGACTTTTCAACTTTCGTCGTCCGTATCGTTCCATTAATGAAATAATCGCCAAGACCCAATTCAATGGTTTATGTGTTTTACGTAATTCTTCTACCATATCACTTGGTGAAATGGGCGTATCATCGGGATAGATAAGCATTTCCGACAACCATCCATCTGGGTATCGCGTGGGGTAGTCGCCCACCCATTGACGCCCGCTAATTGTCCATCTCTCGGTGGGTTCACCATTTTTATCCAAAATAACGGATTCAAGAACCAAGTCTTCACTAGTTATGTCGCTGATAGATAATGATGATTCGGCACTTCCAGCAAGGCCTTGCCCTTGCCCTTGCCCTTGCCCTTGCCCTCGCGATTTATTTCCGCGCAATTGGCGTGCAATATCCGCCTTTAATGCAAAACGCCAACCTAAGTTGCGGATACTTTGCCGAGTATCAATATCCAGGTCCAGAATAATTTCTTCTGGATGAATATCTGGGTCAAATGTATCACTTCCACTAGTGCCGGTGGTTGTAGTAGAAATACTTGAATAACGCGATACATTTTCATCTTCTTCATTACGAGTTGGCAAATAAACACGACTATCATTTGTAGTCGCAGCTTCCACATCTGATGCGGTTTGTTGTCCACGTAATGCTGACATATCACGCGGTTTCAACCCTGCCGCAATGCGATTTCTTTCAATAATATCATCCACCCCCATAGCACCTCGTCCATCTTTCACCACCTTATATACATTATTGGAATACGACATACTCGGGAGCTGGTCAATATTATCCTCAGTAATAATACGCATTTGCACGTTCATTACCAATAATTCCTGCATAAGAAGTTTTAGACAATATGGAATACGAACAATACTAAAGGAACGCCCGAATTTTGTCATATGGATGACACTGGCACCAGACGATTCAACGTCGGTCAAATTCCCCGAATATTGAATCGGTCCATCTACCATCGGACTCATAAATAGATTTTGATTTTGGTTATAGATCGCAATCATTCCCGATTTATTACAAACGGCCATATAATATTCATCTCCACGCACCATAAGTGATTCGTTCAAAAAATGTGCTGCGCCGTGGCCCAATATACCATCTCGCTCCATTTCGCCTACACGAAGACCTCCGTCATTTGCACGACCTTGAACTGTCTGACGTGTGAGTTGAGTGCGCGGACCTTGTGAACGATAATTTATTTTATCTTTCACCATTTGCTTCAAACGCATATAATAAGTAGGTCCAATATAAATATCACTCTTGATTTGCTCTCCGGTCATTCCATTGTATAACACTTCAGTTCCAGATGAATGAAACCCGTATTCAGTCAAAACAGACCCAAACGATTCGTGTTTGGTTCCATTGTTTGTATATGCGGTGCAGTTACCGAATCCGCCGTGAAGAACACACGCCTTACCCATAAGCGATTCAATCAGTTGTCCGATTGTCATACGTGTAGGAATTGCGTGAGGATTAATAATAATATCAGGTCGGATTCCGTCTTTTGTAAAGGGCATATCTTTTTCAGGAATAATCAATCCGCATGTTCCTTTCTGACCGCAACGAGAACAGAATTTATCACCGATGGACGGAAATCGTTCTTCGCGAATACGCACTTTGCCAATCCGGAATCCGGTTTCACCCTCTGTCATAAATGCTTTATCCACGAAACCGAGCTGTCCCTTCTTTGGCATCACTGACATATCTCTCATTTGCCCACCATCATTATGGATACTGACCGACCCCATACCAATAACGACTTTCTTATCATCCATCTCGGTATTTTCGCGAATAAGTCCATTATCGTCTAGGTAACTATAATCATATCCAGGTTTGATACCAATTGCGCCTTCTTTTTGAATGTTTGCGAACCGAGTGTCACGTTGTGCACCACGAACACTACTGCTTTCTTCGCGTGCTTCATACATATTGTAATATGTAATCCGAAACATTCCGCGTTTGATGCTTGCCTCATTAAAAAGAATAGAATCTTCAACATTGTATCCATTAAACGACATAATTGCAACAACGGCATTGAAACCACACGGATGTTCTTCGTGATTGATGAGGTCAAGGTAACGGCTTTTTACAATTGGCACTTCACCATTATTGATAACAACGCCCATTTTATCAATACGGACTTGGTAGTTACTATGGTAAAGAGATGCCGCTTGTTTTGCCTGTCCGCATCCAAATACATTACGCGCAACAGGATTATTTTCTGGGAAACAGATTTGGTTGCCCATCACACCCATCAATAATGAGGGGTGAATTTCAACGTGAGTATATTGTTTTCCGTCGGTAGAGAAGACACGTGCACGATGACTATGTCGGCGGTGGCGGCGGCCTTTTTTCTTACCACGATTACCGTGGCCTTCGCCTTCGCCTTCGCCTTCGTCGCCGCTCCCGCTCCCGCTCTCGCTGCTGTCAGTAGTCTCCTTTGCTGTCCCCAACGTCCTGGTTTTCGTAACAGTTCCTACGTCTACCGGTCGTTCAAACTTGTGACTCAACGAGATGAGTGTTGATTCTGTTTCAGATGTATCAATATACTCAATGATGGCCTGAGTCGCCTTCAACCGACGAAAGTCTTCAATTGTATTTACGCGCGCGACATCTTCTGCAACTTTCTGCTTCGCAGTCAAGGCAGACGTATCTGTTGTGCGACCATAAAGTTCATCAATGGTATAATAATTACAGTGTGACGCCTGAAATGTCGGGTCAGATTTCGCAGTGAATCCCGTCGTCATTTGTTCCCAAGATGCTTTTCCGGTACGTAGCATTTCAAGAATTTCATCTTTATCGTAACTTGGTCTTCCTGTTTCATCATCAATATAAAAAATCGGCCGGCATAAACGCCCAGCATCCGTGAAGATTTGAATTTCATTATTTTTAATATCCCAGCGACAGCTTACATAAATGGGAATAAGCGCATTACGACGATGAAGGCGAATAAGGCGCATTGTTTCTTGCGGGCGAGTCACGGCTCCAACCCATGTTCCATTTACAAATACTTTGGTCGTATAATGAAGAAACATTCGTGTGCATTCTTCTAATAAATGCATCTTTGTCACTTCACGCAACCAAAGTGTCATTGGATACGCAGAGCAATGATTGGTTACCCGAGTTCCAAATGCAAGATGTTTATGAAACCCGATATTTGCACCATCAGGTGAATCTACTGGGTCAATCATCCCCCATTGCGACCCGTGAAGCATACGCGGTGCAACAACTTTCGCGCTACTATCCATTGGAAGGTTGATTTTACGCAAATGCGAGAGAAATGAATTGTAAGAGAGACGGTTTAAATCCTGAATGACCCCAATACGTTTTGTATGTTCGGTCGCGCCCCAATTTCCTTTGAATGCTTTCTTGAATCCACTTTCTACGATGCGTTCACGAAAAAATTCTTGGTAGTTCATTTGAACGAGACCGATGAAGTTTTTCTCGTATTTCTTCGGGTCTTTGAAATATTCACGGTCCATCGCGAGACGGATATGTTGTTGTTGAAGTGCGTAATATTCTTTGAAGAGGTCAAAAATCAGCGACCCACTTAATTCAATACGTTTGAACTTGAAACTGTCGCGGTCAGTTGGTGGATCAATTTTGAGAGATACGCGTAATAATTTGTATACCATATTTCCGAGAAAATACGCCTTTTGGATGTAATTCGTCTCACCTACTTGAGGCAGAAAATAGTTCATCAAAATATCGTGAACCTGTGGAATGGTCTTAGATTTAGTAAGAGTTGCAATAAATTTAATCGCGCCTTCTTGTGTAAAGATTTTATTCGCGTCGTGAATGGATGGAATGAAATGATCCAGGAGTTCGGCATTTTCGTCCAAGTCTAGAAGGCAGAATTCAAGAATATCACGGTCAGAGAGAACACCGAGCGCACGCATTACGATGAAAAGCGGGACAGGTGAACGCACATTCGGAATATTGACGACGATTTGTTTGTTGCTTAAAAGGGTAGTTGGTGCAACGATACGAACGGACAATGTGCGCTCTGGTTTGGAAGCATCTTCACTTACGGTGCGAATATCAGCAGCGTGTGTGTATACATTCTCTTCATTATTTTCACGAATATAGAGCATATTATCTGCGAATTTCTCCTGAGAGATAATGGTCTTTTCCTTCCCGTCAATAATGAAATAACCGCCATAGTCATTTTTACACTCCCCCATATAAAAACGGGCTTTGGGTTCAAGGCCGTGAAGAATACAGTGATTGGATTGAACCATAATAGGAAATCTACCGAGAAGGATTCTCTCAAGAGTGGCAGTTGTAACATCATATTGTTTATCCATACCACTTTCTCCAGTCGCTGGCGCTGCGATTTTAAAGACGACATCTACATCATAATGTATAGTAGTTCCATACGTCATATTGCGCAACCTTGCTTCATTTGGGAACATATAATGTTCGCGGTCGTCGTCATAAATAATCGGTTTTCCAAAGTAGACCTTGTCGCCATTTTTTCCACCTAAATACAATTCACAACGAAGATTGAATTCCTGAGTGTCTGGGTCTTGTTCTTTTTGAAGAATAATCGGATTTCTCTCGCGGAATATCTTAAAAATTCCTTTTCCAAAGAAGTCATTATAAGAATCAATATGATGACGAACTAACATTTGAGGGTCATCTTCAAATAGACGCTGAATGACCTTCCAAGGTAATTCCGGGTCAGAATCCATTGTATGTATATATTGTTACTATTATATACCTACAAATTCATAATAAATAATGTTTATGCCCTTAATACCGCATTCCGCCAAAGGCGTCATTGTTCGGTCCGACGACTATCGCCACACTTGCCTCATTTTGCTTACGTGTGTTTCTTATCTCGGCTGCGCCAAATAATAGGAGTGCGAATAGTAAAATATAAGGGAAAAGCAGAATAAACCACGCGAAATTGGTGTAACCACGTGAACAGATGAAATCTAATACCCACGTCCAGAATACCAAGAATAATATTTCCACAATGAAAATCGTGGAAGTGTTCGCGACATTACAGCTGACATTTCCGAAACAATAATGGTGGGTGTTTTCCAGGTTATCAAATAGCATCATAAAGAGGGAAAGAACCGAAATGATGAAAAAAATGAGCGCAGGGGTGCATAATGAGCGCACCTTGTTGATAATACCGTCCATTGAATGTATATATTAGTATTTACAAAAAAATAATAATACAAATGCTCCGCGCTCGGTTCCCACCGGCTATACGTTTCGCTCGGCTCCGCGCTACGCGCTACGCGCTACGCTCGACTACGATAACTGAACGCCCTGTCCAATCGGTTGAATTGTCGGGTCGGACGATTGAGGTACAGTGGATGCGCCTTGTATCGCGTTCATCATATTTCCAGGAGTTTGAGCTATACCGTATAACGTGCTTTTTGTAACTTCAGGTAAATACGCAGCCATTCCTCCGTGTTGTTCGCCGGTGAAATGGCGATGGCGCCTGTGTTTTTTTTTGGTTCCACCAAACTGGCCTCGTTCTACCAGGTGGTTGCTGTTTTGCGGTGGTGCCATTGTCGCAGTATTCAATGAGTAATGATTTCCGTTAATGGATTGAGGAACTCCCGAAGAAGCACTCCCTGAGGTTTGCGGGTGAACATCGCTAGGACCCCACGGCCAACCACCAGTAACACTACCCCCACCGGACTGACACCCTTTCTGAAACCATTTATTATGTTTTTTTTCAGTGCGTTTATTGCGCGACTTTGATTTACGTCCGCCTTTACACTGGCGGCGGCGACGACTGGACGACGACGACGACGACTTTTTATAAATACGACGTGAGCGATTCTTTTTACTTGCCATTTATATTATACGTATATGATTTATGTGGCTAAATAATATCCACATGGGTCAACATATGACGGCGGCAACACATCTTTGTGAGGCCAAGCGTGTCCATCACCTCGCCTTCCGGCGTCTTGTCAATATATTCCGCAGTGAGGTAGATGACTTTGTCAACATCGAGGTCGCGCGAAAGCTTGATTTTACGCACTTCTGCTAAATAGTATCGGTATTTGTCGGCAAGAACCTTGCCACAGGTGAAACATTTCACGGGGATAATCATTCTTGTGGGTGGCTGGGTTATTGATATATGATAACATATTGTTTTTATATATCAATTTTTTAAAACATGTATTGACTTACTCTATAAAATGGTGAACCCGGTATGTATGATGATAAAGTATATTTTAAACCATTCATAGTATTATTTTTATTAATGTTACTATTAAGTTCTTTATCATTACTAAGGGCTTCCATTAAAGCATCGTCTCTTTCCCAGAATGTAGTATCGCCCTTTTTGTATTCTGTCAAGTTTTCGAGTTCGGGTATCACCCACTTATTCCTTAACCACACTCCATTCGGCTGTTTCGCATATTTTACAAATGCTTCTGATAACTGTTGATTATCAAATCCGTTTTTCCAATCACCCCCCCCCCTCATAACCTTCCTACTCTTCATCCCACGACGCAACTTCCGCTTCGTCTGCTTCCTACGGCGTCCGCCATTCTTCGACTGTGTCTTCGAATTGTATTTCGGCATTTTATATATTACACCTATATAATAATTTCTACTGAAGAAGCGACATAATCTTATGAAGCTGTTCGGGGTTGTGTAATGGACTATCACGACGACGTTTTGTTGAACGTCCTGATGATTTGGATGGTGTTGACGCTTCAAACCGATACCCTCCGCTTTGCTTCTGCTGTTGCTGCTGTCCTTGAGTCGGCATTTTTATACAATACCGAGATATAATATCTCGGATAAAGATATTATATCACGCACGAACCGCCCCCTGTTTCATACACCCGCGCCCACCAACACATTCTCCTAAATAATAATAGTATGCAATATCACGGTCGTTGTTGTTCGCGTCTTTCATATCAAATGGACGTTTCGCGTTCCCCGCCACGCATTTTCCGGGAACTCTCA